AAGAGAGTTCGGCGTGGCTTGACTTCAAGATTGAGCCGAATGATTTAGCGCAATATTTTGATGATTTAGTTGAAGGCGAGCTAAGCGACGTTTTTTTGAAAGAAAAAAATCGGACTTATTTTAAAGTCGAAGTTTTAGAATGTAAAAAACTTATTAGCAAAATAAAAAGGACTGTAAATGAGAAACATTAATGACTTAAGAAGCAGATTATTTGACGTGATGGACGGATTGGAAAAAAAGACGATAGACGTGGAAACGGCAAATGCAATGTGCAAAGCAGGTCAAGTAATCGTTAACACGCTTGACGCTGAAGTAAAAATGTATGAGGCTGTTGGTGGAATCCCAAGCGGATTTATATTGCCTAACTCGACCAGCGCGACAATTAATAGGATTAAATAGGCAACAAATAACAAGCTGAAAAAAATAGAGAAGTTGTATGTTAACCACGATTGAACTATCAAGGGTTGCTTGACAATTGAAATAAGTAAAGGAGTGATTTATGGCAAAGCTTACACCAAAACAAGAGGCGTTCTGTCAAGCGATATGCGATGGCATGAATCAAAGTGACGCTTATCGCCATGCCTATAATGCCTCAAAAATGAAGCCAGAAACAATTCAAAATAGCGCTCACCAATTAATTCAGAACCGCGAGGTTACCGCGAGGATTAAAGAGTTAAGGGGTAACCTACAAGAGCGCGTTTTAATCACAAGAGAGGACGTTTTGCAAGGCATTCTTGACGGCATCGAAACAGGCAAGGCCAACAACAAGCCGATGGAGATATTCAAAGGCTATGAAATCATAAACAAGATGCTTGGTTATGATGCGCCGATAAAACATGACGTGAAAAGCACGGGCGGTTTTAGCATTAACATAGTCACGACCAAAGAGGACTTAGAGAATGACTAAAGTCTTTATGCCAGAAAAACTGGTGCCAGTAGCGCAAAATGTTCAATCGGAAAGTTACAGCAAAGTAATCCTTTATGGCGGCCGTGGTTCGGGTAAATCCCAAGCCTTGGCCGTCTATGGCATTATGGAAAGCTACAAAAATGATGGCGTGATATTGTGTGCTCGCGAGATTCAAAAGAGCATCAACGATTCAATTTACGCAAGCATCGTGAGCACAATTGAACACATGGGCTTGTTGGCAGACTTTTACATCACAAAAACGACAATCACTAACCTACAAACTGGCGCGGTGTTTTTGTTTAGCGGTTTAAAAACAAACATAACGGCCATTAAGTCGATTAACAAGTTGCGCGTTGCGCTTGTAGACGAGGCTGAAAACGTAAGCGAAAACTCGTGGAACATTTTAATGCCAACTTTGCGTTATTTAGATACGCGAGTTTACGTTGTCTTTAATCCAAGATTTGAGAAAGACCCGACTTATAAAATGTTTGTAAAAGATGCAGATTCTGATACATTGTGCATTAAAATTAACTACAATGACAACGTGATGTTTCCAGCATCGCTTGAAAAGCAGAGGTTGGCAATGTACGCAAAATCAGAGCGAACGGGCGATTTTAATTTGTACAATTGGGTATGGAATGGCGACTTCATGAAAGTAGCCAATGCGTCAGTCCTTGGTAACCTGTTGCAGGTGGAGCATTTTGAAGTTGACGATAGCTTTGGACGGCCTTTTATTGGCATTGACTGGGGTTTTTCTATTGACCCGAACGTCATCGTCGAGTGTTACGTTAAAGGACGCAACCTTTACGTCAATCGCGTGGGCATGGCGCATAAGTTACCGCTAAACCGCACGGCGGCATGGCTAAAAGACCAAGTGCCACTGGTAGAGAGTTGGCCATCATGGGCGGATTGTGCGCGACCTGAAACGGTTAATCAGATGAATTTAGACGGGCTGATAAAAGTCAAATCTTGCACAAAAACAAAGATAAACGACGGCGTGGCCGTGTTACAATCTTTCGACAAGATAATCATCAACACCACCGCTGGCAAAACTCGTGAGGTGCAAGAAATGGCCGTGAGTGAGCTGGCTGGATACAGCTACAAAACGTTAAACAAGGATACGCCTCAAGAGGTGGTTACGCCTGACATTGTGGACGCATCAAACAACGTGGCGGACGCGATTCGCTACGCGTTGCAAGACTTGATTATTAAAGAAATCAAACAACCTTTTTTCATAGGATAAGACAAATGAATTTTTGGCAAAAGCTTTTTGGCCGCAACAAGACGGGCTTGCAGTCGACTGAATTTACATTTACGCCAGTTGAAGTTAGCGCATTAAACAAAAGACAAATAGGTTGTAGCGTTGCCACCTCAAGCGTGGATAAGCTTTCCAAAGCTATTGCGTCAACCGCGCCAATCGCGGTAACAAAAGACAAAACGCTGGATAACGTGAAAAGCTTGGCTTTGCTTAGTAATTTTTCGTTTAGATACGAAATCATGCAGCGTATTAATGACGATTTGCACTGGGGAGGCCGCTCGTTTGTCATGCTGGTTGGCAACGTTAAGGGCATTCCGTCTAAGATTATTCATATTGATGCGGATAAGGTGTCTTATCTAAATGACGAAAACGGCGATATTCAACAAGTCATGATAAATCGGCACTCTTTCGCAGGCACGTTTACAATCTCGACAGAGGTAAAAACTGCTGGCAGATTTATATCAAGCGACAAGCTTAAAGAGATTATTGTGATTGAAACAATTGACGGCTTGCCAATTCTTAAGGCCGTTGAGAACGAAATAACCGTGCTTAGCCAGTCAATCCAAAGAAACGGCGCGTTAGTCCAAAACGGTGGACGATTAAGCATGTTAATCAGCTACAAAGATTCGGTGGACGCTGAGGAAATGTCACGGCGCTCAACAGCTATCAATCAAGCGGTGCGCGGCAAAGGGTACGGCGGAATCTTGGCCACGGGGGAGGCTGAAATAACAGAGTTTGGCTTGCGCCCACGCGATATGGATTTTGAAGTGTTGGCCACGGAATGCAGAAAAAATATTTACAGTGCCATTGGAATCCCGTTGGCGTTGGTCGATGGCGCAAGCGCAACATTTAGCAACGTTGCGTCAAGTCAAGCCACGTTTTATCTCGAGACTGTAATACCTGCGGCCAACTACATTTACAGCAAGATTGGCGCGGTATTGGCCGTAAGAGAAGGCCTTGAGTTTGACTTGATCGTGGACAGCGCAAGCATTGATTCAATCAAAATGAAACAATTTGAGACGGCTAAAGTCATGACTGAATCAAAATCTGTTACGGTCAACGAGATAAGACGCGAGCTAGGCTTTGATGAGATGCAAGGCGACGGCTACAATGAGGTTCTTGTTGAGGCACGGTTGGTGCCAGCCGATGCGCTGGGGGTGGTTAAATGACACTCGAAGAAGAAGCCAAACAGCGTGACGGGCTAGAAGAAGAAGCGGCGGCAGCGGTTATTTTGGCGTTGCTTTTGATTGACAGGCAATTGGCCGCAACACTCGGGCAAACTGTCACGCAAGCGCAAGTGGTTCAAGCCCAAGAGTACTTGTTTGCGGCTAGACTTATCGGCTGGGAGTGGATTAAAAACAACGCTTACGATGCAAAGGTTGGCCAAACTGTTTTTGATTCGAACGATGCGGCCACATGGGCGGCGGATAACGTGGCATACATGGCCGAAGGCAGTAGAAAAATAATAGAAGATGCGCTTGAAGGATTAGACGGAAAAACAAGCGATGCGGAAAAGAAAAAAATAGCCGAATCAGTGCTAAAATCAAGGCAAGACAATCGGGTCACAGCTTACGCTGACGATGCGGTCAATGGAGCGGTTGAATTGGGCAAGTACCTTGTTGTGGGCAGTTTTTTTTTAGCTAACAATGAAAAAATAAATAAGACTTGGTATAACGTTGGCGACAACAAAGTGCGCCAAACTCACATTAAAGCTGACGGCCAAACTGTTGGTTTTTTAGAAAAATTCAAGGTTGGAGGTTACGAGATGCGGTTCCCTCGTGATAATATTGCGCCAGCCAAAGAGACGGCACGGTGCCGATGCTCGGCTGTTTACTCAAAGAAATGGAGCAAGTGATGGACGCAAAAGACATCAAAATAAGCAACACTGACGCGCTTGGAAACTTTCAAAGCGCTGACAATATGGAACGGTACGTC